AGATGCAAATACTGACGTGCCTTCAGCTATTACAACATTTAGAGCAGCTGTAAGAACTAAAGGGGCAGCAATGGAAACATTAATTACTAACGCATCTGATACACCAGCAATTGAAACTTTATACACTTATGTAAATACAGCTGATGAAGGGGACCCAGTTGTAATGGCTAGACCATTAGGAGAATTCCCAATATTAGAATCTTAATATGACTATTATTGTACCAGCAAACACTTTAGCAGCAGGTGGTTTTGATGTAGATAACTCTGTTAGATTTAATGATGGCGATAGTGCTTATATGCACAAAACTGCTGCTGCTGGTAATAGAAGAACTTTTACATTTTCTACTTGGTTTAAAAGAGGTCAATTAGGTACAAACCAACAATTATTTAATTCTTATAGTGCTGCAAATGCTGGGGGTTTTGCATATATGCAACTTGAAGCTATTGAAAGTGGTGTTGTTGGTGATCGTATTTCTCTTGAAGTTTATGGAACAATTTTATTAAAAACTACACAAGTGTTAAGAGACCCCAGTTCCTGGTATCATTTAGTAATAGCTGTTGATACGACAAGTGGAACAGCAAATAATAGGTGTCGTATGTATTTGAACGGCACAGAAATTACAGATTTTGTAACTAGAAATAATCCAGATCAAAATTTTGATTTTGCTTTTAATCAAAACAATATAGATATGTATTTAGGTTCAAATAATTATGGTGGAAACAAAGGTAATTATTTTGATGGCTACATGGCAGAAGTAGTTTGGATTGACGGAACACAATATGCAGCTACTGATTTTGGAGAATTTGATGAGGACTCGAATATTTGGAAGCCATTAGAAAGTGTATCAGATTTAACCTTTGGTACAAATGGATTTTATTTAGATTTTAAAGCTAGTGGTAATTTAGGTAATGACGCAAATGGTGGAACAGATTTAACAGAAGTAAATCTAGCAGCAACAGATCAATCTACTGATACTTGCACAAATAATTTTACATTATGGAATGCACTTAATCAACAAAGTTCAATTTCATATTCAGAAGGAAACACTACTTTTATTAATTCTAGTGGTGGAAACAGAATGGCATTTTCAAATTTTGGAGTAACTGCTGGAAAATGGTACGCTGAATTAAAAGTAGGTGTTGTTCATAATCATATGAGGCTTGGTGTAGCTGATATAAGTTTCTACATACCAGTAACAAACGCATACTCTACAAATTTACCAAATTCTATTAGTTATGCTAATGATAATCCTATTTATATAGGTGGTTCAACTCAAGGTGATTTTGGTTCATTTACTACAGATGACATTATTTCTATTGTTATGGATATGGATAATGGTTTTGTTTATTTTGCTAAAAATGGAACATATTTAAATTCAGGAGATCCTACCTCTGGTTCTGATGGAACTGGTGGGTTTGCTATACCTAATTATACAACTAAAACTTATTGTTTTCTTGGAAGCAGTTATGATGGTGGAACAGACGCTACTGTATTAGCAAATTTTGGCTCTCCATCTTATAGTGAGAGTGGTGGCGAAACAGATGGCAATGGCTATGGAAATTTTGCTCATGCAGTACCTTCTGGTTATTTTTCTTTGAACACAAAAAACCTAGCGGAGAATGGATAATGGCTTTACATTCGTTACACTCATGCAAAGAAATTAAAGGAAATTTATAATGGCTTATACAGATATAGACGATCCAACAATATACTTTCAGAATAAAATTTATACTGGTAATGGTCAGTCTGGTCATGCTATTACTTTTGATGGTAATTCAGATATGCAACCTGATTGGGTTTGGATTAAATCAAGAAATGCTACTGAAACTTCCAGAATATATGATGTAGTAAGAGGTGCATCAAAACATATTGCTTCTAATGATAATAATGCTGAAAGTACAGATACAAATGGTTTAACTGCTTTTGGTTCTGATGGATTTACTGTAGGATCAGGAAATCCAGTTAATAATAATAATAAATTATACGCATCATGGAACTGGAAAGCTGGAACATCATTTACCAATGACGCAAGTTCAACAAGTGTAGGAAGTATTGATAGTGCTGGAAGTGTAAATACTGATGCTGGATTTAGTATTATAGGTTACACAGGAGCTGGCGATGGAAGTGATAGTAGTGCTCAAACAATTGCCCATGGCTTGGGTGTTGCACCAGGAATGATTATTGTAAAAAACCGAGCAGATGCCACAAATTGGTATGTATATCACCACAAAAATACAGCAGCACCAGCAACAGATGTATTATATTTAAACCTTGACAATGCTACTGCTGATGACAATGGTCCATGGAAAGACGTAGCACCTACTTCAAGTGTATTTACTGTTGGTGGAGATAATGGAGTAAATGGTAATGGTGACGCTATGATTGCCTACTGCTTCGCAGAAAAACAAGGCTACAGCAAGTTTTCATCCTACATAGGTAATGGAAATGCTGATGGAACATTTGTCTACACAGGATTTAAACCTGCTTTTGTTATGACTAAACCATCAAATAAAACTGGAGAATGGTTTATGATTGACAACAAAAGAGATCCTTCAAATTATGTAAGAAGAAGATTAAAAGCAAATGGCAATGCCGCAGAAAATACAGATGACAATCAAGATTTTGATATTTTAAGTAATGGTTTTAAACCCAGAAGAAGTGCAGGAGATTGGAACTCATCAGGAGATACATTTATTTATATGGCTTTCGCTGAAAATCCATTCGTAACATCAACAGGAGTGCCTGCAACGGCAAGATAATTATGCTACAAAAAGTAAAATTTGCACCTGGATTTAATAAACAAGTCACATCAACGGGCGGCGAGAGTCAGTGGGTTAATGGTGACAATGTTAGATTTAGATATGGCTTACCAGAAAAAATAGGTGGTTGGGCTCAATTAGGTTCAGTTGATATTACAGGACGTAACACAGCTATTCACCATTTTGTAAATACATCAGGTATCAAATACGCTGTGCTTGGCACAAACAGAATATTATACGCTTATTCTGGTGGTATTTTTTATGACATCCATCCAATTAAATCTACAACAACTTTAACAAATGCATTTTCTACAACTAATGGATCCGCAACGGTAACATTAACTTTTGCATCAGCACACAATGCAAACAAAGGTGATATTTTATTATTAGATAATTTTACCTCTATAACAAATTCTAATTTTAATTCAGCAAATTTTGATGATAACAAATTTCAAGTAACAAGTATACCGACAACAACTACATTAACACTTACTATGGCATCTAATGAATCAGGATCAGGTGCAAGCACCTCTGGTGGCATTAGAGTAAAACATTATTTTTCAGTAGGGGTGGCTCAAGAAGTTGCATCAACAGGTTGGGGATTAGGTCAATGGGGCGGTACAGAATCAGGAACATTTACATCAACACTTGCATCAGGAATTAATGCATCAGTTACATCTTTAACAATGGCTAGTGCATCATCTTTTCCAACATCGGGAACAGTGCAAATTGGCTCTGAACTAATTACTTACACAGGCGTTACTAGTAATACTTTAACGGGTTTGACTAGAGGAGCTGTAGGTACAACCGCAGCAATACATTCTTCAGGAGCAGAAGTAAGGGACTCTTCAGGATACGCAGGTTGGAACACAGCTGTATCAGGTGACGTTGTAACTGCACCTGGTTTATGGTCATTAGATAATTTTGGTAACAAACTTATTGCAACAATAACGGGTGGCGAAAGTTTTGAATGGGATTCAAACCCAATAGCAGCTAACAACACTAGAGCAACAATTATTACAAATGCACCCACAGCATCACAGTTTAGTATGGTATCAACACCGGATAGACACTTACTTTTCTTTGGCACAGAAACAACTATTGGAGATAAAACAACTCAAGACCCAATGTTTATAAGATTCTCGTCACAAGAAGATATTAATACCTACACGCCAAGTTCAACTAACACCGCAGGTACACAGAGACTTGCAGATGGATCTAGAATTGTAGGAGCAATTAGAGGTCGTGATGCAATTTATGTTTGGACCGATACAGCATTATTTATTATGAGATTTGTCGGACCACCATTTACATTTCAATTCCAACAAGTAGGTACTAACTGTGGATTGATTGGTAAGAATGCAGCCGTAGAAGTTGATGGTACAGCATATTGGATGTCTGATAATGGTTTCTTTAGATACACAGGTAAATTAGAATCACTACCTTGTTTAGTTGAGGATCATGTCTTTGACGACATTAACACAATTCCAAAACAACATATTAATGTTGGGTTAAATAATTTGTTTGGTGAGATTATGTGGTTCTACCCTAACTCTGGATCAGGCACAGTTAATAGAATGGTTGCGTACAATTATCTAGACTCGAGCAACGAGCGTCCGGTATGGACTA